CGAATATTGTATTCAAAAAAAAAAAATAAGCGAATAAATTATGAATTTAAAGCTTGTCAACCCCGCAAAACATCTTATTTTTGTGTGCGGTTGTTCTTATACTACATATAAAATAATCTACTGGACATTATCTAGGCTTCATAAAAGCCAAAATATTCCTATTTTATATACTAAACTTATAAATTACTGCTCTGGCAAGCGTTCTTTGGATTTACGACAATCATTCAAAGACTTGGATTTGGACATAAAACATGCACAAATGCGTAACCATTCCCATCCAGATGCAGCGCGTTATAGGTGCATTGGTAATACTTTAATTGACCATTTCATAATATCGAATGGCTATGAGCCATTTAGTATTAGCAAATCGCGTACCGAGGCTGAACATCAAGTTCCAGGCTCGCGATTGTATTATCATGCTAAAGACTTACAAATGGAGCCTGATTTTAATGTCAGACCAACGACTGACCAGGCAATTTATAAGGCTACGGATGTTGACTATTATTGTAAACTTCCATACTATTTAAACGGCAAACATCTTATGCTCTACACCTTTGTCCCGCTAACCGCTGCTGGCCCAACCAGCAATGGAACTTTTTGCATTAGCAAGAACGATGAGATAGCAACACACATTGATGGTGGGGCCCATTATTCTCACAAAATATGGGACTATGAAAGTGATCACTTCGTGGTTGATCACTGGTGGGGAGCATCGCTTTACTTGGTCGAATCACGCACAGTGACCACTGACAGGAGAATCATTTTGTTCAATCATGTTCGCAATGTCTATGGTCCACTTGCTTGGCTTTTACCCGGTAAACGCTTAAAACACCGTAAACTTACATATGGAAATTTCGGGTTTATTAAGAACCAACTCGACGGAGTTATAAATTACTCCTTAAACATAATAGACACCACCCAAGTAGCCACCGTTAGTGAGTCTGTTTTCCACAACGCGTATATAAAATACTCCAGCTCAAGTAAACCTACAATGGGGGATATCGAGCGCGTTATACGTAGCAATGTTGATGACAAGTACGCCGCGCAGTATGTTGCTGTGCTTTTCCAGGCGTTTTCACATGGTGATTTTGTCTCACAAATAATTAAAACATTGCCGGTGACAACTGTTGTCCCAAATACTAACGCTTACTACCCCATTCGACCTCTCATCTATGACGATGGAGTCCCATCTATGCGCGTTATAGGTTTTAACTACATGAATGACGCATTCCATCCTAAACGCGGCGTCAACAGCGACGAAGCAACGTTGCAAGGCCGCGTACGTGACGTCAAGAACGCTAACACCAGCATACCACCATTTTATGTTACGTGTTTAAACGAATTCGCCCAGCAGCTAGTGCCAACTCATCGCGTTGGTAGTATAGTTCCTGAAGATTACGAATACATGTACACGAAATGGGACCGTCCCACACAAAGAAATTTGTTGGAACGGGCCAAACATTTCTTGTATAATTGCGTTCCAAAAGTCAAATCATTCATGAAAGCTGAAGCTTATAGCAAACTAACACACCCTCGAAACATATCCACTTTGCCGACTGAACACAATTGTAGACTTGGGCAATTCATCTATCCAATGTCACAGTTGCTAAAGGAGTCAGGTTGGTATGTTTTCGGGCAAGAACCATCAACTGTTGCAAATATGGTCCATGGCATGGCCAAGGACGCTCGGTTTTTAGTTCCAACTGATGTTAGTAAATTAGATGGCAGTTGTGGTGCTTTTCACACACGCATCATAATTGCTGTCATATCACGCGCTGTTGCTCCCATTTATCGGCAAGAGGCTTTGCGGCTAATTGCTGGCGAAAGATCAATAAATGGAGTAACAAAATATGGTTTACGCTATCACGTTGATGACACCACATTGAGTGGCAGCTCTCAAACTGCATTTCGCAATAGCACTATTTGCGCTTGTCTCTGTTACATTGCTTTACGAGTCACCGGCTTTGATCAGCAGGCAGC